GAACATGGGTATCCAATGGCCTGTTACACAGTTCTCTTATGACTTCTCAACATACTTTCGTGGAACATTCTTCTGCTCTGCTCCTGCATGGAACGGCGCAGTGTCAGGAATTGTAAACGCGTAATGTGTTTAGAATGTGGTTGTAATCAGCCGGCTAATAGTCACGGTGGTGGTCTGACGGTTTTACCTGATGGCACAACATCACACATGACTACGGCTGAAATGATCACAGAAAAGTAATTGATGAGAAGGGAGGGTGCGTCACATAGCGGGCGCACCCTTTCTTATTTAATCTAGGAGGCAATGTGGGCAGATGGGTAGCACCAGATAAAGGTGTAAGAGAAACAGTGGTTGGTAATAATACTTACCGCCCTGATAAAAAAGGCATTTACAATGTTGATAGTCCAAGTGCAGAACGGGCTATGAAGGCTGAAGGTTTTTTTGAAGCGTCACTTAATCCTTATGACAAAGGTGATGCACAACGCGGGTTCACTTGCGTAGAATGTGGTTTTGGTAGTTGGTTCCGCAAATGTTCGCGTTGCGGGCATGAGAATGGAACACCTGAAAGAGATGGGGAATAACAGATGACCACGGGGCTTACATCACTTACAGGGTTTAGTGAAAGCAGTTATTTAACTGTTGCTGAATACAAGAACGCCCCTACATCTATTGATTACAACAACCTTGTGGTGGGTGGAAACCAATTAGCGCAAGATGCTGAATTAGATCGCGTGATTTTGCGCGCTTCTTCATACATCAATGAGTACCTAAACCAAGATTTAGTAGCCGGATCAACCACGGAAACCCAAAGAGTACGCATTAACAACCAAGGTTATGTGGCTTTGCACCCCAATGTAAACCCTATTTTGGCTCTTACTAACTTCCAATACGGCACAACACCTAACAATTTAGTGGCTATTACTGATCCATCTTTGTGCTGGTTTGAAAATCAGCAAGTAATTGTTCCGCTTTCTTTGTTCCAAACAACCTATTCTTCACAGGGTCCATTGGCTTTTGGTCCCGGTGGTACACCTTCACAGATCATGTATGTGAAATACACCTATGCAGGAGGCTATGTAAATACCCTTGCAACAGGCACAGCCGCCGCTTCAACCATTGTTGTAGCAAACACAGCAGGTATTTTGCCGGGTGAGCAGTACCGCATTTATGACGGTCCTAATAGCGAACTTGTAACCGTATCTAGTTCATACACTTACGGATCTACAACCGTAACTTTAACCGCACCGCTTGTTTATACACACACCGCAGTTGCATTTAGCAACATGCCAACCGCAATCAAGCAAGCCGTTATTTTGGTTACTACCGCTTTTCTAAAAACCCGTGGTGATAGTTCATTAACTATGAACCTAACAACACAGCCAACCGCCAACATTGGCAACAATCAGCGTTACGCCGGTGAGATTGCTCTTGCTTTGGACATGGTTAGCAAGTATCGCAGGATCCGCTAATGGCAGGGCGTTCCGGGGTACGCTCCACCTTATCTGCATTTATCGCTAACCCACCGATTGAAACACTTAATCAGGTATTTACATCTTTCCCAAAGCGCATTAACTTTCAAGTAAATGCGTTACCGGGGCAAATGACTAGATCAGCCGTTGTTGTTTTTATTGCGGCTGAAAGGGAAAACCGTTTAGCAATCGGCGGGGCTACTAATGGTTGGAAACGCGTGGACTACACCGTAATTCTTCAAGTGTATGCACATTCACTTCACCCAAACTCTGAAGATGTAATGACGGATTTTGATACCCTTATAGATAACATCAAAGAGCGTTTGCGGTCAGATCACAACTTTGGAGATCCAACCGGGAACCTAGTTTGGCAGGGAGCAGAACCAGTCATTAACGGGCGTTACGGTGAACCCGCAACAAACAATGAAGGCGCTACTGACATTTTTGCTGAACTAGAATTTGATGTTACTGAAATGATCCAAGCATAAGGAGCAAGCATGAAACTGAAATACAAAGGAACAGATGAACGCGTGTTCCCAACGCTAGGGATCACAGTAAAGCCCGGTGATGAGTTTGACGCACCAGAAGGTTTTAGTCACCCTGACTGCGAAAGCGCAGGAATGGCAAAGCCAACAGTTCCAACAGTCCCAACAACCAAACCGTCTGCCGCGTCAGACTTGAAAGCAGGAGAGTGATTAAATGGCATTACAACAATCCGTACGCAGTTACCTTGGTATTGCTAAAGAAGTAACCAAGGGAACCATTGTCGCACCAACAGATTTTATTCCTGTTGCTAAAGACAGCCTAAAACCACAAGACATTGTAGATCCGCTCTATGACACAGGACTACGCGGCTCAAATGTTCTTAACTACAACTACATTCCGGGGCGCACACGCTCAACCGTAGATTTTGGCGGTGCTGTATTTGCAGACACCGTTGGTTACGGTATCGCGGGGCTTCTTGGGTCAGTAGCAACAACAGGCGCTTCAGCACCTTACACACACACAATCAGCCTAAAGAACAGCCTCACATCAGATGTTGATGTTCAGCCAATTTCATACACATTGACTGACTTCTACGCCGTTGATGTTCGCTCTTATCCGGGTTGCCAGTTCTCTGATTTCTCATTGAAGTTCAACGCAGATGGCATGCTTGAATACGACACCAAAACAACAGGTTGGCAATCATCAACTGTTTCAGATCCAACACCTACATTCTCAACAGTTCTTCCAACACCAGTATGGCGCGGAACTGTAAGCATTGGTGGATCAACAGTTGCAACCGCTATGTCAGGAAACATTGACATGAGCCGCCCGGTAACACCTGTTTATGGTATTTCTGCTACACAGAACCCATACCAAGTTTTCTTGGGACCTTTGGAAGTAACTGGAAAGATTACATTCCTAATGGAAACAGATGCAGAACTAACCCGTTTCCTATCTAACACACAGCCTGCCATTGTTCTTAACTGGGCATACGGATCAAGCGCGGCGGCAGTTCAGATCCAAGCAACAATCACTAAGGGTGCTTACACAGCCGCAATGATTGAGCGTGGAGAAGATTTTGTGCAGGTGTCAATTGATCTAAACGGTCAATCAAACACAACAGATGCAGGTTCAACTGGCGGTTTCTCACCTATCAAGTGGGTACTTCAGAACGCTAAAGCATCAGGAACATACGCATAAATAAAGCCTGAACAGGTGGGTTGGTTAGATCGCGTACGCCTTCCCGCGATCCCGCCCACCTGTTCCTTTTTTGTTATGATTGTTGGAAGGCAAACAAACAGGAGGCAAACATGTCCAAGAAAATTACACTACCGTCAGGCGCAACCGTAACTCTTAAAGATCCACAAAACTTGCGCGTTAAAGATCGCAAGCGTGTGTTGAAATCAGCAGAAACAGAAGGCGGCGATCTATCAAGAGCGCTTGCATTAGGTGATGCTCTTATTGCAATGTTGGTTGAAGATTGGTCATTTGATTTAATTATTCCTGCAATCAAAATTGACAATCTTGATGAACTTGAAATGAAAGATTATGACGCTTTGGTTGAAGAAACTAAAGATGCACAGAAGTACCTGTTCCCTAATCTTGCGGAAACAGATGAAAATGAGGCAGACCCAAAAGCGCTTACCGCAGACTCCAACGCTTAAAGTGGTTGTTGGAGGGTGGTGAGCGGCATGAAGCCTTTGATTACCCTGATGAACAATGGTATTACTACACAATGGCAGAACGATTTGGTTGGACACCAGACCAAGTAGATAACCTGCCAGCAGAAACAGCAGATTGGTTGATGGCAATAGCCGCAACCGTGGACAGAGTGAAGGCAGAACAGGCGGCACAGTAATGGCTGGTTCAATAAGAATTACCAACCTTGCAGAAGTGCTTGCCGGTTTTGAAGCCACTGAAGATAACATTGAAAGAGCCGCGCAATACGCAATAACTATTACAGGTTTAGCGGTAGAGCGTCAGGCAAAACAAAATGCTAATACCGGTACACACGCTAAAGGTCAGCCCCGCAGTGGTGGTCCCGGTCCAAATGTTGTTACTGGTAATTTGCGTAGATCTATTACAACAAGTGCGCGTTACGGATTTGGTACATACATTGCAGAAGTAAGCGCAACAATGTCTTACGCAAGAGCAGTTGAATTAGGCTCCCCACAATGGAAATCCGGCGTAAAATACCCTTATCTTGGACCTGCCGCGCAGAGCCTTAAAGATAACGGCACATTGTCACGCACATTCATTGGAGCGTTTACTATGAAGTTGAGGGGATAGAGATGGCATCAGCAATCCCACCAATTTTAGTTCAACTCCAAGCAGATGTAACGCAACTCAAAGCAGGACTAGCCCAAGCAGAAGCGGCTATTAAAGGCGTAGATGACAAAGTAAAAGTAGCCGGCGCAGGTATGGGTAAGTTCACTACCCAAATGAAATCTATGGCTACCACTATTGGTCTTGCATTTGGTGGAGCGCAGATTGCTAACTTTGCCAAAGAGTCAGTTATGGCGGCTTCAAACCTTAATGAAGCAATGTCTAAAGTGGGCGTTGTATTTGGTGAGAACGCAAAAGAAATTGAAGCATGGGCTAAAGGATCAACAGCCAATTTTGGTATGTCAGAACGCGCCGCGCTTACATCAGTGGGTACTTTTGGTAACTTGTTTAGCGCTTTTGGTTTAGGTTCAGAAGATACTGAAAAGTTTTCTACATCACTGACTGAACTAGCCGTGGACATGGCTTCATTTAATGACATGTCTGTTGATGATGCCTTAAACGCTTTGCGTTCTGGTCTATCTGGTGAAACAGAACCTATGAAAAAGTTTGGTTCTGTACTTTCTGAAACACGCTTAAAGACAGAAGCGCTAACCCTTGGACTTATCAAGAACACCAAAGAAGCGTTAGATCCTGCGGCTAAGGCACAGGCGGCTTACTCCTTGATTATGAAGGACACAGCAGTACAGCAAGGTGACTATGACCGCACAGCAGGTGGCACAGCAAACACTATGCGCCGTGTTGCCGCAGAAATGGATAATGCTAAGGTTGCTATTGGTCAGGGATTGTTACCAATCTTTGATGGCTTACTTAAAGTATTAGAAAAAGGCATTGTTCCTGCGCTTAAAAAATTAGGTGAGTTCCTAAAGAATAATCAAGATCTTATTATTTCATTGGGCATTGGTTTAGGTGTTGCAGTTGCCGCATTAACAGCGTACAAGACAATTGTTATTGCTACTACTACGGCTACCAAATTATTTGCAGTAGCGCAGGTTCTTATGAGCGGTGGGCAACTTGCTTCTATCGCTTCTACAAATACTCTTGCCGCATCTATCCTGCGCCTTAATGCAGTAATGCGGGCTAACCCTATTGGCTTGGTTGTTACAGCCGTTGCTTTACTTGTAGCAGGATTTGTTTTGTTATGGAAAAAGAGCGACACATTTAGGAACGCTGTTATTTCTATGGCTAAGGTTGCGCTTACCGCTTTTGCTTCAATCATTCCTATGGTCGGCAAAGTCTATGAAGCAATTATGAAAGTAGTTGCGGGTCCATTAAAAGCATTACTTACAGTTCTTTCTAAGTTACCGGGTGTAGGAAAATTTGCTAAAGCCGGGTTAGACATTATGAACAAAGGGCTTGATGGCATCTCTGATTTTGCTGATGGCGCGGCATCTAAGGCTAAGCAACTTGCCGCTAATTTAGATGCTATGGGTAAAGCCGCAGAAAAAAGCGGTGCTAAAGTTGATAAAGCAACAAAAAGTAAAAAAGACAAAGATGACAAAACTAATAAAACAGGCGTACCAGATCAAAAAACCTTAGACAAAATTAAAAAGTATCAAAAAGATGTTCAAG